ACTCACTTCAAAAATTAAAACTTTAGGGAAATATTTTTCTATGCTGTTAAAAACATAGTAATCATAAGAATCAATATCTATACTCATTAGAGAAAAATTATCAGAGGTTATATTAAACTTTGATTTTTCTAAAATATTATCTATGATGGGTTCTGCATCTTCACTTTCTCTTTCCTTTATCCAAGCATCATCATTATATTCATTACTATCCTTTTCTACATTAAAACTTGCATCTTTTACTCCTTTTTTTCTTCCTCCCCTCACCATAGTATGAATACACTCAACATCATATTCAGATGTATTTTTTTTAAGTCCATCAAACCTACCAGAATCACTTTCTATAAGAACTGCTTGATAATTTTGTTTCCATAATGCAGCAGTATTACTGTCATCAAGACCATTTGCTGCACCAAATTCACAAACAATTCCATCTGTAATATTGAGGTCTGAGAAAAGTTTTTTTATAATTCCATCCTCTCCATTAGCAGAGTATTCATTGTGTCTAAACTCTAAATATGTCATTCATATATCCTGATGTTTTCGCCTTTGACAACATTCTTAGAAACATACTGAGTGCTTCCTTTTTGATACTTCATCAATTTCTCCATTTCTTCTATAACCAATCCAATAAATCTAGGTTTGATTATATCTATATTTCTCTTATTATCATTCAATCTATCCTCATAAATTTGATTTGTAATTTCAGTAACTATGTTTGTAGAAACAGTTTGTTCAACTCTGAGTCCAGTATCATAATAAGTGATAGAGAAATTAGATGGCACTTCTAAACCTTTTGGAACAACTACTTTTCCAACAGAGTTTTTTATTTCTTGTGTTTCATAATGATGAATATTTTGAAGTGCTGCATCTGATCCATATTTGTTGATTAAGTAATCATAATATGCTGTATGTTCCAGTGGCCATTCCTGTTGCACATTGATAATGTTATTTGCAAGTAATATCATCCAATCTAAATTAGCATCACCATAAATTTTGAACGCTACATTATCAGGTCTTTCATCAGATATAACTTGATATTTAGTAAAGAAAGTTAGATCATTAAATATAACTTCTGATATTTTAGTTCTTTTGAATAGGTTTTTTACCCTAATATAATCTGATATGTTTTGTCCTTTAGAAAGACGACTAACATAGTCAAAATCTGGTACATATCTGAAAAACTTTTTTGCCATTGTTAGAATCCCATAGTTGGTTCATCATCAAATGTGACATCCTTACCACCATACTCATCTGCATAGATTGGTTCAATCTCACCAAATGACATAGATATTTGATATGAGGTCATAGATGGTTCACCTCTGTATGTCATATAAGAACCATCTGGTGTATAGTTCACTGTGAAAGCAGTACAAGCACATGGTTTAAATTTATTCATAAATGGATGTTCCTGATTGTTATCACCAAATATATATTCCAATTCAAAAATTCTAGGACTCTTTAAGAATAATGCTTCTGAAGATCTTTGAGGTGTCATATTTCTCTTCATTGCTCTAATCATTCTACGAACTATTCCTGCTTCTTCAGGATCTCTAGGAGTAAGTGTAAAATTAAAACTGAAACTTCTTAAATTAGGACCAGTGAATAATAACTCAAGATTGGGATTAATAACCTGACCTGTAGAACGACCTAATACATTAGCACCAACTGCTTGACCTGCAAAGTATGCTGTTAGTGCTGCTTTTGATCCACCATCTCCTAATACTCTGTTTACAGCACCAGTTGCATCATTGACCATACCACTAAGTGCTTCACCAATATTCCCTTCTCCTCCTAATTTATTAATTGCATTAGTTGCCAATTGTGCACCCTCTGCTTGAATTGCATTTAATGAATCACCACCCCAACTGACTGCTGTTGATTCTGATAGTTGTGGTTGCATTGGTAATTGAATAGTCTCATACCTTCTTGTAAATCTTCTATTACTTCCTTTAAATCCTTGTTTTAATTTCTTTCCAGTATCAAGACCACTTGGAACATAATCATATGCAGTTATTTCAATGTAGTCATAACCATATGATTCCAAACTTTGTCTAGGATATCTAAGTATCTCTCTAGTTCCACCTGGTGTAAATTTATCTGATTCTTGTAATGTGTTTGGAGATAGTCCCCCTGAAAAAGCTTGTAAACCAAAATTTTGTTCATTAGGATTGTCTTCCTGTTCATTTTTTCCTAATGATTTAAAACCTATTGTGTTTATTAACTTGGTGAAATTTGCTTTTGATTGAGGATCATTCAGTTGTATTGATTGCTTTGCTAAACTCAGAGTTGCTAATTTTGTATTCTTGAGAACAGTATCAAACTGTGCAGCATTTTGACCAGTGAATACAGCATCAAAGTCAGCTTTTGATCCTATACTAACCACATTTCCATCAGGATTGTAATTATATAATTCCGTTCCAAAACCCTCTAGCAAACCATTGTCTTCATAGACAGTGTGTGTGCCATTTGCTTTATTTGTTATGACTATTGCATTTACATTTGTCTGAACAGTTCCAACCAGTTTCTTGATATTAAAATCACCCTTATATTCATTAGGGTCATCTTGAACTGTCCATCCTGTGGTATCTTGTGACATATATACCCAGTTTTTAGATATTTATCTTAAAATTTTGATAAGGGATAGAACGCAAGTCATTCATCTCTAATGGATAAGCAACATGTAAGAATCCTACTACCTCATTCCATGTATAATTCCTAAATTCACCACCCCAATGATAGTTAATACCTCTAAATCCCCATTGGAAAACAGCAACACAAGCAATTAAAGGAAATTGATCATATCTGATACGAGGTGTCTTAGGTGAATATATGAAAGTATAATACTTTCCTACATCTGGTATGATTTCAGTATCAGTCAGAACTTCAGTGATGGCAAGCATCATATCATCTGAATCACCCATATCAATAATATCACTAACCAGATTCTCTAATCTATTTACGGTTTCCATAGAGCTGATCTTCTGTGATGATTTTAAATTCTAAACTATTATCCTTACAAAATTCTCTAGCATACTTCCACTTTGCCTGATTGACAGCATAATTTTTCATTTCAGTAATATATGTTTTAGTAACTCTAGATCTTCTTTTGGGTTCAATAGTTTGCTTCTTAGGTTTGATCTCAATGACATATTTTTTCAATTTACCATTTGATTCCTTAACTTTGATCAAGAAGTCAGGATAATACCTATGTCTCCTATTATCTATGGGAGAAATGTAAGGAATTGAGAATTCCTCAGATGCCCATGTAACAATGTTGTCATTTGTATCACAGTAATTGCAGAAAGTTCTCTCCCAATTACTCCTACAAACTATGTTAGATGAGTCTCCAACATACTTTTTAGGGTTTCTGGGTCTAAAGATACTTTTATAACTACGTGCCATCTCACCTACATAGTAATAGTAATTAAAATTATTTATAGATGGGAAACGTAAGACCCAGACCCTATAAAACCTCAGAACTAAAGTCTAGGATAACTAATCTTGCTCAAACTTCTGTTTATCAAATTAAAATTCAACCTCCAACAGGTTTATTTTCTTTGTTAAAGGAAGTTGGTAGAGATTTAGATTACAATCGTGCTGGTGAGAATATAGAATTACTTTGTGACTCTGCTGTATTACCTGGTTCATCATTTGCAACTCATGAACCAACTAATGACTATGCAGGTGTAACTGAAAAGATGGCATATCGTAGAATGTATGATGGAACTTTAGATTTAAGTTTTATGGTAGATCGTAATTATAATGTAATTGAAATGTTAGATGGTTGGTTAGATTTTATATCAGGTGTTGGTATAACTGGAAGTAGACAGTCATACAAAAGTAGACATGCTAATTATAGAATGACATATCCAGAACAATATAGAACTGAATTATATTTGACTAAGTTTGAAAAAGATGTTTCATATCCTGATGATTTTGGAGATGTAATAGAGGGAATACTTGATCCTCCAAAGCAACTGTTGTATACTTTTGTAGGTGCTTTTCCTTCAAGTGTTACATCAACACCAGTATCATATGGTCCTAGTGATGTGTTGAGAGTAAATGTTTCATTCTCATATATGAGATATGTAAGAGAAAGGAAGAATGTTCAGTTTAATCCCTTTGCATCTGTAAACAGTGGACTATTCACTTCTTTAGCAGATTTTATCTTCTAAAAGTCACATATATATAATACTGATAATTTTGAGTTGAAATGCCATTACCTACCATAGCAACCCCAACATATGAGTTGGAGTTACCTTCATCAAAACAATTACTTAACTATAGACCTTTCCTTGTAAAAGAAGAGAAACTCTTAGTTCTTGCATTAGAGAGTGAAGATACAAAACAGATCACAACTGCTATCAAGACAGTTATTAAAAGTTGTATTCTTACAAAAGGAATCAAAGTAGAGGATCTACCTACATTTGATATTGAATATCTATTCCTAAACATCAGAGGTAAATCTGTTGGAGAGGATGTAGAGGTGAATCTTATTGCTCCTGATGATAATGTAACTTCAGTTCCTGTTACTATTGCTATTGATGAGATTAAAGTCACAGAGAATGAAGATCATACAAAACAAATCAAAGTTGATGATGATTTGATGATGGAGATGAAGTATCCTTCTTTGGATCAGTTTATTAAGAGTAACTTTGATTTTAAGGAAGAGAATAATATGGAAAGATCTTTTGACCTTATAGCAAGTTGTATTGATAAGATCTATAATGAAGAGGAAGTTTGGTCTACTGCAGACTGCACAAAGAAAGAGGTAGTCAATTTCTTGGAGCAGATGAACTCAGCACAGTTTAAAGAGATAGAGTCTTTCTTTGAAACAATGCCTAAGTTATCTCATACTGTTGACATTGTTAACCCTAAGACTAAGAAGAAGAGTACTGTCGTGTTGGAGGGTTTGTCGTCTTTTTTCGCGTAGGCATGATCCATATGGATCTAGAGAATTATTATAAATTGAATTTTGCCTTGATGCAGTACCATAAATATTCATTAACTGAGATTGAAAACCTCATGCCTTGGGAAAGGGATGTATATGTTGCACTTCTCAAGCAACATTTAGAGGAAGAAGAACTCAAACGCAAACAAAATGCCTAAGACTGCTTCTAAAAAACCAATAAAAGCTGACAAGTTGTTAAACTTAGAGAAAAGAGGTCTAGCTGAGACCATGGTTGATGGTGCAAAGAAAAGAAGAGGAAGACCAAAGAAGTTAAAAACACTTGAAGAAGTAAAGGCAGATATAGACAAAAGAAATCCAACTTATATAAGTCCAATTACAGGAGGTAGATTACCAGGAACAGGACCTAAAGAACCTAAGAAGGATAAGATGATGGAGTTTCTTACCAATGTCCTTCAACCTAGTCTGACTAAGATAGAAGAGAACCTTGGTAAAATTCTTGGTAACTTTGATAAACAGATAGAAGCAGAAAAGGAAAAACAAGATGATCTAAGAGTATCTGAAGATACAGCTAGTGATCAAGCAAGAGAGAAAAAGTTAGAGAAACCAAAAGGAAAATCAATGCTAGGATCTAGCATCAATAAAGCAATCAAACCTGTAACAGGAATGATGGATATGATAATGAACTTCTTCAAGAATATTCTCTTGGGAAGTGCTGTGATGGGTTTATTAAAAATCCTTGAGAATCCTGAGATAATTATGAAACCTTTGAGAGATTTTTCAAATGGAATCATAGACTTTGTTAATATGTTAATAAAAGGTATAAACAGATTTGTTTTAGGTCCCATTAATTTCATAGTAGATGGTTTAAGAAGTGGATTAGGAGCTTTAATCGCACCATTTGCATTTATAGCTGAGAAATTTGGTGTCCCTTTTGATTTACCTTTAGATAATTTTACAGAAAAAGTAGAACCAATACAGATAAAAGAGATTCCAAGAATAGAACCAAAGGCAGAAATGCAAGGTGGTGGTGAAGTGCCTGGTCAAGGAACAGGAGACATTGTACCTGCAATGTTAGAACCAGGTGAATTTGTAATGAGTAAGGGTGCTGTTCAGAATCAGGGACTTGAAAATTTAGAGCAGATGAACGCAGAGGGTGGTGGAACTAATAAACCAATTATTAAAGAAGGCACAACATATGCACAGGGTGGTGGAGCTATAGATGTTAAAGGAAAGGGAAATACTGGAAAAATGATAATGAAAGATTCAAATGGAAAGCAAGTTGCTCCTGCTTATAATGTGGTTTCTGGTCAACCAGGTTTTGAAAATATCCCACAGGAGATGAGAAATGATGTGTCTGGTAAAGGATATCCAATGCCAGATGGAACATATAAAGTTCATAGTTTTGATGAGCATGGACCTTTAGCAGGAGCAT